CTACTATTACATTAAAATTAATAAATCAAGACCCTCCGTTAACTAGTCCATATTCATTAGTTGTTCATGTTTTTTATAAATATGAAGAAGATTATCAAGTAAAACAAGGAATAAGTACTTATACTATTAAGTATGAATTACATGATACAGAAGCTACTTATGAAATCGATAACCCAAATATTAAAATTTCCAATTTGAAAATAGATATGCATAAACATGGATATAATCATATCTATTATGTCGATTTTTCAGATTCATATAGAAATAAAAATAAAGAAATCAATATATATGTTAAAAAAGGATTAAAGCATCCAGCTATCAAAGTAAATGAATATTTATCATATGTTCATTATAAAGATTGTATTTTATTATAAAATAATTTCATTTTCAGAAACTTCACTTTTATTTATATCTTGGCTAATAAAATCGATAATATAATTTATTGTTTTTTTCTTTATAATCAAACCATGAATTTTTATAATATAGAAGTCAAATTCCTTCAATGCATCATCTATATTATCATAACATTTAATAAATTTATTATATTTTCCCCCTACTTCTAATTCAATATTTTCATATAATGATGTTACTAAACGTTCATCTATTTTTTCATTATACTGAATATTTGTTATGGATTTTATATCTGATTCACATTTATGACATTTATCTATCAATGTATCATATAACCAACATTCTTCACAACTTAAATGAAGACATGGTTTTATTAAATAAGTTCCTATATCAAATTCACAAATTTCACATAATTTCATAGTAATATCGGATGGATAATTTGATATTACTTTAAAATCATTCACATATTTTGATTCTTTAATTATTATATCGGAATTTTTATTTACTTTAATCCTCGTAATATATTTTTTATTTTGTATGAAAGAAGGAATATAACATCCTTTGATCATTCTATATTATGTATTTATACTATTTTTATATTTTTATATTTCAATTTTTGTACCAATTTATAATATATTATTCCAGTCACAATTCCCACTAATGCACCTACAAATACTTGCTGATTAGTATGACATTTTGATATATATACTCTCCCATACATCACTATCATCGGTATAATTAACAAAATACCAATTCCTATGTAATATATCGGATTTTTAGGATAATTATCCATTAAATACATTATTAAATATGTTGATGCAAACCATGATGCTTCAGAATGACCAGATGGCATACCATAAGATTTTGCTGGTAGATTATCGGGAATGACATTGCAATTTGTTGCATTTTCAGGTCGATCAAATCTTCCTAAAATACCAACTACATCGCCTGGTATATTTGGATCTGAATAAATATCTGCAATTTGTTTTGAAAAATATTTCATTAAATTATTGAACCACATTGATGCAAATAAACCGAGAAAAAGGTATAATCCTTCGGAATTTTGAGTTATTACTGATATAATTATTGAGGCAATCATAATAATTAAAGGATATAATTGAGTTAAATATTGAATTGCATCTTCCATATATGTCTATAATATAAAAATAAATTATTTATTATAACCATATACATGGAAACTGAAAAATTCATACAATTAAAAAAATGGATTATTGAAAATGGTGGAACTGTAAATGATAAAATTACAATTAGAACTAATGATCAGTATAATAGATCAATATATAGTACTGATAAAATAGGGAAAGGAGAAGTAATAATTAATATTCCTAAAAATATATGTATCAGTATGGATAAATTTAGTACTATTCCAGGTTCAGAAAAAATAGATATATCTAATATAAATTTTAATATAATTTTATCAATGGTATTATTATATCATTGGTCTCTTAAGGAAAAATCATTTTTTTATCCATATATTAATTTATTACCTTCATTAGAAAGTTTTGCGTATCATCCAGTTTATAAATTCACTGAAAATAATGGATGGGATAAAATATCTAGTAAAATAACAAAACTCATTGAAAATCATCATAAAATGATTGAAATTATTTATAACAAAATTACCGAAATAAATGAATCTCATACAATATTCCGTAAAAATATCGTAAAATATGAAAATATCAAATGGTGTTATTTAATACTTATTTCACGGCAATGGAATAATACTGGTTTGGTTCCGTTAGCCGATTTGTTTCAACATTCATCCAAATCAACCATGTTATTGCAAACTCTTAATGAAAATAATACTATGACCATTGGAGAAGATGTAGATACTGGAATTGAAATTTTCGATAACTATGCATTATACGATGATGTTTTGATGTTAACATCATTTGGTTTCATAGATAATAATGAAGATGAGAATTATAATAGATATGTTAAGATAATGTTTAATAAGAATTTGAATAAAGTGGAGACATCATTGGATAGATTTAAGAACAGTGAATTGGATAAATATATGAGTACAACAAGGATATTCTATATGACGAATAATGGTATACAGAATTATTTACTTGAATATTTAAGGATATTTTTCTTGGATGAGAATGATATTAAAATAATAAATATGAATGAAGCATATTATACTAAAATGATTTCCCTTAATAATGAGAGTAGGGTATTTTCAGGGATATTTGAATTGATTAAAAATAATAAATATATAAATGATCAAACACACTATGATACATGTATGGATATTTGTAAAAATCATTTTCCAGACGAGATAGAATATAAATTAGCAAAAGTAACATTAATGAGTCATAATGTTCTTAAGGCTACGAGTAATATATTGATTTATAAATGGAATTCATATTTAGTTAATCCATTCACTACAAAAATATCATTTGATATATATTGATGGATTGTAGTAAAATTACTGCTAATATATTTTTAGGAAACATATATACACCTATTAATGTAGAATATCTAGCACAAAATAATATTAAATTTATTATTAATGCAGCTAATATGCATTATAAAAAAATTGGGGGAATAACATATTTAGATCTACCATTAGATGATGCGTCTAATATAAATATATCGATATTTTTTCCATTAACTAAACAATTTATAGATACAGCGATATCTTCGAATAATAATGTACTAGTGCATTGTCAAATGGGTATAAGTAGATCATCGACTATAGTAATTGCATATTTAATTAGTAATGGGATGTTATTAAAGAATGCATTTGATTATGTGAAAAAGAGGAGAGAGATAATATCTCCTAATTCTGGTTTTTTGCGTCAATTAATTGATTATGAAAAGAAAATACATAAATTGAATCGATCTTCAATGGATATGATAAATTTATTGAATGATAATAAAATGAAATTTGATATGATTAAATACAAAACATGTAAATATTGTTTGGCAGGAAATTTACCAAATCAAAAGATATGTAGTAGATGTAAGTCAATTTTGAATTAAATTGCTTATTCTTTTTTTTCTTCTAAAGGTTCAATATTCAAAACAACAATTTCGGATTTCTTTTTAATTTCTTTTATTTTATCATCAATAATTTCTAATAATTGATCTAATTTATATTTATCATCTTCCAATTTATAAGTGTCATATAATTCTATATAATTTTCGGGGAAACAGTTTTTGAGAATATGTTTATAGATGTTTAATGCTTCAGGATAAGTTATATATTTTGGTTCAGGTTTTATAGATTCTATAGGTTCTAATTTTATTTCTTTATTTTTAGGATATTCATAATAGGTAATACTATCAAAATAAATGAAAAAGTAATATATAAAAAACATAATGATGATGGTATAATATAATGTAGTAAAATCTAAACCACAGTTAAATAACCAATAGATTAAAAATCCGGATGAAAATAATAAAGTTTCTGTTGAATCACTATTAAAAATAGCTAATATTGTTTTTGATATCATATAAATTATAAATATAAAATAAATATTTATAATTTCCAAAAAATTATTGTTGACTGCGCATATAATTCGTTCTTCTATACTGATTATTATTTATATTTTTATAATCATCTCCTAGAACTAACTTTGATGCTTTTGTTGATGAATCTGGAATAAAACTTATTTTTTTTTGATTAAATAGGTAAATATAAGGACTGAAGGTGTAATATTTATTTAAAAATGGATTAGTTTCTTTTAATGGGAAAAGACGATACATTTTATTTTCTACATTACTGATTTTATAGAAGAAGTTTTCGAGAATGAATATATAAAATTGATTAAGCGTGTGAGAATTTGATACTTCTAAAAAGATTTTTTCGTAAATTTGATAAATATCGTCTTTATCATTTTTATTTAATATTTGAAGGGCTTTAGTTTTATTTAATTTATCTAATTGAAAATAATGAAAATTATCAACCATTCCAGATATATTCACAAATCTTTTTTTCTTATTTTTTATATAATCATATACATCCTCACAATATGTAATAATATCAGCCCCTTTCATATTAACATTATATGTATCATCAAAATATTGAGGTTCCTTTATTTTAGGATGCTTTATATCTCTAAATTCAACACATGATTTATAATATGGATGTATTATTATAGTATCAATTCTGAATGCAAATGCAATGGATGAAACTATATCTAATAATAGATCATCTTTTACTATATTATCTGATTTATCATAATATTTGAAAATATAATTAACACTTATAATTTCATTTAATTCGATGGATAATAAAGTTTGACCGGTAGTATAATCAATGATATTCATATAATATCCATTTTTTGTTTTGATATAAAAAAAATCTGAATAAACAGATGTACTATCATACCAATTACAGGAAAATATATAGTCATTTATTGAAATTTTTATTCTATTTAATTCATTTACATAAGTTTTATTGAAATAATCTATTTTTTCCAAAATATCATCACCTTTAATTTCCACATTCAGAAAATCAATTATTGAAATATCTTCAATTTTATCATTTTGTTGATGTTTTTTAATTTTTATCGGTTCTTTATCAATATAGGTAAATTCATATTTCTTCGTTACCTTTTTATTCTGATTTTCATGATAATAATTAAAATCTGAATCTTTATTCTCTAATCTTAATCTACTTAATGGCGGCAATACAATCTCCTGTTCATTGGGAAATAATGAATATGTCTCTAAACATAATCCTACTCCCTTCTTATTCTTTGGTAATTTGATTTTTATTAAAATTAAACCGAATTTATCTTCTGCATCATAAAATGGATCTCTCGTACAACTAGTAAATCCTGGATCGGAGAAGATATCTCCTGATTTCATGTAGGAAATATAATCGTCATTATCGATGAATCGATAGATGATATATTCTTTATCAAACCCTGGGGCATTATCAATTAGATTCCATAATCTGATTATACTTTTTTCAAGATATGGATCATAAAATTCGGTTTTGTTAATATTTCTCAAATATTTATTCATAAAGTGTGATCCATATAAGGTGTAATCTTGTACAACATATTTACCTTTATTTTCTTCGATATAAATTTGATGGGAGAATAGTGTTTTGATATTAATATCATTACTTTGTACTTTTTTACAGAGATTAAATAACTTATTAACATCATAATATGTTTTACTTGGTTTTATTACTCCCATATTCAACCCCATATTAATTAATTCACTTCTCGAATAGTAAGGTTTGCTAGTATTTAAATATGGGATGAAACTAGGACGAATACATGTTGTTAAATTCTTACCTACTTCATTTGAATAATAATAAAATATTTTAACATAAGTTTCCTCTAATATATTCATATCATAATTTTCAAGAAATTTTATATTCTTATCTAATTTATGATAAAAAAAGACCATATTCTTATTATCGGTTTTAATTTTCTTAATTTTCTTATATGCATCTTTCAATTCTATCAATAATTGCTCATTCGGAAGTCTGAAAAAATTCTTGGTCACTTTATCATATACATCCTCTTTATTTACAATATATATATCATGATGGTAAATATCATATAATGGAATTTTATTTTCTATTCTTGATATATTTTCTTTAAATTTAATGGCATAATCATTATTTTTTGGAGGAATGGTTGCATTGGAGGAATGGAGTAAATCGACAACATCATCTTTTGATACTTTCTTAGATTTTCCGTCAATATATAATATAAATTGGAATTTATCCATTATATTATATAAGTACATAAAAAAACTAATCTCTTTCTAATTCACTCAATTTCCATATTTCATATCTATTATTTGGTAACGGTCTTTTAATCTTATATGGTAACACATCATTCTCTAATTCCAATAATGCTAATTCAAATGGTGATTTAACATCACTCACTTTAACCAATACTTTCGCTCCAAGTGATATCTGTTTTGCTCGTGTACCTAAAATTCTTACACGTTCATATTTTGTTAATCTATTTTTTGATATTCTTTCTTCATCGGGTACTCTTTGAGCTTGTTGATCTGCATCTGTATCAATATCATCATTTACAAAAAGTATATCTTCTTCATTTTTATCATATTGGTAAAAACATTTATCTTCTTCTATTTCGGTATTTTGAGTTTCTTTTTCAGTAGCTGCTTCTGTTTCTTTTTCTTTTTCAGTATCTTCATTTGCTTCTTCTATTTCCTCTTCATCTTTTTCCTCTTGTTCAGTTTTATCATAATCTTCAGACATAACTTCTTCATCTATATCTTTACTTTTCTGTTCTTCTTCAATTTCCTCTCGAATTGATTCAGTATCTTCTTCTGATAATATAGGTTCTTCAATTACGTCTTCATCAGTTGATTCAGCATCAACCGGAATAGAGGGAGGTAATTTTTGAGGGGTGTTCATATATAATGATATTATATCTTAATTTCTTATCTTATTTTCAAAATTATTTTCAACATTTTTATATATGACTGAAGAAAAATTTCATAATATCATAATTAAAGAGAAGCTGGATGAATATCGCCAATTAAAGTCTAAAAAAATAGATGTTATAGATGGTAAATTATTTGATACAATTGTTAAGAATGGAGGTTATAAACATTATTATAGATTAGCTCAATTGATTATTCGTCATCTAAAAATTAAACATGGTTATCAGCGATATATAAATAAATTACTGGATTCTAATTACGATGATAAAACGATATATGAAAAGATTAAAAAACATGGACAAACTAAACCGCAAAATATATATAGAGATATTATGCATGTACAAATTTTATTCAGAGAATTTTATGTAGATAAGTTTATAAAAGAATATCCCAATTTTAAACCATCTAGGTATTTAGATATTGGATGTGGAAATGGTAATATCGGAAAATTGTTCGGTAAGAAATTAAATATTAATGATAATAATATTTTTTGTACTGAACTGAAAGCATGGCATGGTAAAGAAAGAAAGCTTTCAGAGTTCGCCATAAATAATGTTCGCTTAGTCGATGATTTTGATAAATTACCATATCAAGATAATCATTTTGATATAATTACTGCATTAATGGTTTTACATCACGTTAAAGATGTTGATAAAATGTTAAAAGAAATATCAAGAGTATTAAGAAAAGGTGGTATATTAATAATTCGGGAACATGATTCATTTACGATGTTAGATTACATATTGAATGAAATTGAACATGGTTTATATGAAATTATACATGAAAATCAGTCATATGAAGATTTCAAAAAAGATTATTATGCTAAGTATCATGATTGGTTGGAATGGGATGTAATATTGAGTAAATATGGATTCAAATATTTTTATGCAAACTACGATTCAACATCCATTGTTTGGGATGTATCACCAACACGATATTATTATGCTATATATATGAAAAATTAAATACTCCATCCTTTCTTACATGTACAGCATACATATGTTACACCATATCCTTTTTCTCTATAAAATACCGCTTCCTTTTCATCATTATTTTTATGACTACCACATTCATCATTTTTACAAATATAATCTTTGGTTCTTGGAAGAGTTGGATCTATACACTTCAAATCTAAATTTTCTAAGGATGTAACGACTTGCTCTTTGGAAATATTTTTATTATAAATTACTGTACCCTTTTTCACTGGCGTTGAATATCCACAATTTTTACATATAAAAAATACTCCTTGTTTTCCCACTGTTTTGGTTGATAATTCTTCAAATTTAACTAATACGGCATCTTGATTCTGTTTACTTAATTTTTTATATTTTGCATTATTGGTTAAATTGGATGAATTAAATCCAACTAGTGAATTTGTTAATTCATCAGGCGATTTAATTGCTTTCGTAACAAAATCATTAATATTGGAAATAATATTCTGTGGTACTGCCTGCCCCATTTGAGGAATTGTTTTATTAATATCTAGCGCATAATTACATTGAGGACAAAAGAACATTATATCTTATATTAAGATAATATAACTATTATTTAAATATATTTATAGTTCAATTTTTCATTATAACCGAATGTAATAAGGTTATAATGAAAAATGTAGCTATGTATATAGATCAATTTTTTTAGATCAATTTTTTTAGATCAATTTTTTAGCAAATAACAAATCTCTTATTGTTCTTAAATTTCATTCCATATATTTTATCTTCCAATTTAAGAAACATATTCTCTAAAATGTTCTTAAATTCAATTCTGGTTGGTATTTCATCATTTTCATTTTTTGTTCTAAACCAAACCTTGAAAATACTATATGCTTCTGGTATAGTTATAAAATCGGATTCTTGTAAAGTGAAATCAATTTGTTCATTGATAAAATCGACATATATTTGATTATTCATTTATTGTATATATATAATGTATATATAAAAAGTTGAAAAATCAATATTTTTAAGAAGTAATTAGATATAATGATGTTAATGAATAAATTATATAATAAATTAGCAAAATATTCAAAACCAAATTGGTTAATATCCATAAGTGAATCATTTGTATGTTTACTGTTGTTTTCATTATTTTTAGTAATGAATCATTATTGGACTATACCATTTTTAATACTTATACGTATAAAAATATTCGTCATTTTTCATGACATGGGACATTATTCATATTATCCTAGTCGTTTACTTAATAAAATTATAGGGACTTTACTTGGATGTCTAACTAAAATGTCTTATTCAAATTGGTCCACTCAACATGAATATCATCATCAACATAGTAATGATCTTAATTATAATCAATTTCATCAAACAGCTCCTTTAACAGTTGCACAATATAATAATTTACCTAAAAAAGATCAATTATTATATAGAATTATATATAATAAATATATATTGTATACGATAATACCGTGTTTATATTTTTTGATATATCAAAGATTAGTTTCGAGATGGTATGAAAATATTTTATTTTTTGCAATTAATGGATCTATATATTATTTGGGTGGATGGAATTTATTTGTAATAGATATGATAGTATCATTTTTTAGTGGCAGCATTGGATTTATGATGTTACATGCTCAACATACATTTGAACCGTCATATAGAGATAAAAATTGGAATCATACAAGCAATGGATTGCGTGGATCGTCTTACTTAATAGTTCCGAGATTTTTGAAATATTTTTTTGGAGGTATAGAATATCATCATATCCACCATTTGAATTCAAAAATCCCATGTTATAATTTACAGAAATGTCATGATGAAAACTCTGAACTATTTACAGATGTAAAACATTTAACTTTTTATGAAGTATTAAATACGTTGGAATATGCATTATATGATGAAATAAATAAAAAGTTTATTAAGATTTAATCTAACATTTTCGCTAATTTACTTTTTGGTAGTGGTTGATCTGGTGTTTCTTCTTGTCCTTCCATCTTCCACTTCATTCCTTTCCAACCAGTTGCGGGCATTTTCTTATATTTTTCTTCGAAATAGTTCTTTAATTCATTTCTGGTTGGTGTTTTCTTATCACTATGAGCATTCTTAAACCATGATTTAAATGTATCATATATATCCATTAGTTTCAATGTTTCATCATTATTCTTGGTCAATTCAATATTTTCATTAATAAATTCTAGATATACATCGCTATCTGATTGATACTTATTAGTAAATGTAACTACTTTCATTGGTTCTACTAAACCATTCTTCTTATATGTTGCAAATCTATTAATCAATATACTCATCAAAGCTTGTTTCCAGCTATCTAATTTCGCTTTGATACTCCTATCTATCTTTCGTTCAAATGGTTCTTTTGGATTATCCACGAATTTCATCTCAAATGGAACTAATCTAATACGTCTCCAAGTACCTCCATCGTTTGATGCAATGAATGGAAGTTTATTACAGGTTAATATTAGTTTAAATTGAGGATAGAATTCTATAGGATCTTTAAATAGACCTCTAGCATAGATGCGATCACCGCCAGTTAATTCTTTCATCAAACCTAAATTAATTTTATCCTTTTCTTCTGGTTCTTGAATTACACAAAATCTTTTACCTTTAGTCCTCGCCATTTCTGGATTTGCAGAACTTGACGCGGATCTTTTACCTGTTAATAGAGTTGTTGGTAATGTCGCCGCATAATCACCCATCGCCTTCATGAATAACATCAGTAAAAGTGACTTTCCATTAGATCCAGTCCCTGTCCAAATATGAAATTTCTCATCTGGTACATGACCTTGTAAACAACTTGCCAATAAATCGAGGACATAATTTTGCATATCGGCTTCTGGTTGAATTTCATTTAAGAATTTTTCGACTTCTTTTATTACTGGATCAGTTGGATCATATTCTTTATAATTAATACCAGTTGACAATGATATCATATCTTCTGGTCTGCCAAATCGGAAACATCCATGCTCTAAATCATATACACCATTATCAAATCCTAACAATGAACGATTTTCATCTAATCTGTCGATAAATGTTGAACTATAGAAAAGTGATTTACATTCCGATAATACATCATTCTTGAATTTTGTATTTCTTAATTTAATTGTAATATTACTCGCAGTATTTGCTTTAGCTAACATCATATCTTTATCTTGACCTTTATTTTCTATTGATAATTGACCATAATTAGATGATAATTTACTATATAGGTTACATATTTCTTCAGATATTTTAACGCTTAAAGTATATCCTTCATCAACTGCTCTCCATCTATGGTTATCAAATTCATACCAGGTTTTATTCTTTATAGATGTACATGCAAATGTATATTTAAAATGATCATATACGACTTTTGCTGTATCATATGATGTACCACTAATACCATTTTCCATTTTTTCATTCATTTCTTTTAATTTAAATTGAGTATATCCATCTTCATTATCCTCTTTTGCCCATTTATATAATGATCCAATTGAAAATCCATCATCTCTAAATTTTTCCCATCGTTTTTCACATTCTCCTGGAATAAACTTATTAATATCTTTCTTGCTAAAATCAATCCATGCATCTAGTAATGATTCATTTATATTATGTAAACACCATCCCAGTTCTATCCATTCACTATAATTTTGTGCTCTTCTAATTGATAATAATTCAGTTAATTTCCTAGCAACACGAACTTCATCAGGATTATTTTTATTAGATTTTACTTTTTTAACGGTTTTTTCAGTCAATATACCCAATTCCTTACATTTATCTTTCATATATTCTTTACTATATCCTGGTTGAAATTGCGTCATTTCTTCTGAATTCCATCGTCTGATACTGAACAATTCAGGAAATTTATATTCTTCATATGATGTATCAATATCAATCGTGTCCATATTATAATAATATGCTTTTGTCAATTTATATGGAGGACATCCTGGTTTACTACTACCATACATTATCCAATTATTATTCTTTATCACAGCTTTGTCAAATACTTCCTCAACTGTATTTATCAAATTCATATCTCCAAACCAATTTTCTTCTTTACATACATCAATCACCTCTTGCCTTATCACATACTGTAATTCTGGTTCAGTACATAAATATGGATACATTATATGTATCCCATCTTTTAAATTAGTTTTTTGGTCTGTTGGATGTGGTTTTTCAAATACAAATGCTTGTAAACAATTTTCCTTAAAGTTTAAATATTTAGATAATACTCTATTATATTCTTTAATTACTCGAAAAATATGATTATCATTATAGACTCTTTTATTATTTTCTGATACATATTTCATATCAAGATCTATTAATACTGGACCTTGGCTTCTATGAACTTCTGTTAAATGTAATTTTGCTCCTGCTTCAATTGCATTACAATATAATTTCATGAAAGTTGATCGTCTATCGCTTCCCATAATATTATATTTACCATATGGAGGACCCATAGATGTATGAGTATACTGAGTACTATTCTTATCTACTTTAAATTCATCTAAAAATTCATATATTTGATGTGTTATAGGGGAATCGTTTTCTGTACCCATATAATTCGCTAATAATTAAACCCTTATATATTTTTTTATTAAATGTTATAATGTCAATTTTTTTATAAAAAAATTACCCTCATTGGTCAATTTTTAAATAATTCGAATTATTTAAAAAAATAATTTATAATACTAGATTAGGGGAAATAGTAACCTCGGTAAATTAAATAGTTTTAAATAGAGTTTGATCCGCTAAATCAAAATTACTCTAGATTGAAACTATTTGTTATATAATTTAAAATTTTGTTACTTAAATTTTCTAATTCTTTTCCCATTAAAATTAAACATAATGCTGCAAAAATTCTTACAATTAAATAATAATCATTGTTAAATATTGCATCTTTTCTTTCATCTATATTATCTTCATGTTTTATATTTTTGATTTTACTTCTTTTGTTTTCATACTCCTTTTTAATATTCAATATTTCTACCATGAAATCAGTCATATATGTTTCAAATTGTTTAACTATCGGATCAATTATCATCGATTTAATAATTAATCCTCCATTATCTTCTTTCCATACATCGTAATTATCTTCGCGACATCTAATTATAAATTTTTTTCTTTGTTTATCGGCTACATAAATAGATTGATTATTTTTATTATTTTTAGTCATTTCATACTTATTAACTATTTTGTTACCAATAAATTTATGTAATTCATCGTTTTCGAATAATATTACCAAATTCTTTTTATCATCATCTTTAAAAAAATCAAATCCTGTTTGATTTTCTGTTTCTAAAATCTTGGCATTATTATATTTTGTTCTAATCTTGTCTATTTTTGTTATAATGATTTTCGCGTGATCATCTTTATTTGTATTAGTTGTAATATTATTTAATGGATGATTATAATTTTGTATTAGTTTTATAACCATTTCATCATTTATTAAATTTGGATTTTTTAATAAATTTTGTATGATTATATTATTTATGTTATGAGGATTATCTGTAATTAAGCTCTCTAATATTTGTATATTATAACTATTATTTCCTGATTCCTTATTTGATTTTTTCTTCCTAGTAACACATTTAATACATATTTTTTTCCTTTTACCATCATTTTTGAATTCAAATTGATTCAATGGTCTATTAGATTTACAGGTTGAACACATTATTTCCTCCATTTTATCTAGTATTATATAATACTAGATAAAATTATTATGTTAATTTTCCATTTTGACTGCCTTAAGTTTTAAATATCTTTCTCTTCTATATTGTTTGTTTTTTTCTGATGTTTTTTGATACTCAATATTCCATAGATTTTTTCTGATCCTCATTTCTTCTTTTTTCCTCTCTTTTTCTTCAGCAATTTTTTTGTCTATTTCTATTTTTACTCTATTTTCAATTAGCTCTTTAAATAGGTCTAATAATTGATTTTCATCAATATTTTTTAAATACTCATTTTTTAATATTTCTGTCATAGTATCTATATAAATGTTTTATACAAATTTTTTAATCAAATAACCGGGAAAAAAGGCGGAAAAGGCGGGAAAAAGGCGGAAAAAAGGCGGAAAAAAGGCGGAAAAAAGGCGGAAAAAGGCGGAAAATTAGACTGAGTGATGGTCCATGATTTTTGTTTTATATAGATTTAGATTATTTTATCATCCATTATTTTCCGCCTTTTGAAAAGGCGGAAAAAGGCGGAAAAAAGGCGGAAAAATTTGGCGGAAATTTTATTTTTTAAAAAATTAGAAAAAA